TTTACATAAAAGATTAATTATGGGAGAATCTACACAGCAAATATTGCTCAAGTACGTTTTAGTACCTAGTGCAAGCATGTCAAATCATGATTTAACTGTTTATCTATTTGATAAAGTATGGTGCCCTAATTTGGCCATGAGTTTGGGTAAATTGATCTCTAAGTTACCATCAGATCGTCAAACATTATATAAGAATCAATTGATGACTATATGCCAGACAGAAAGACAAGCAGTACTTGATATAATTCCTCAACAACCATAAATTAAAAATTAAGTTATTTTATAAATAAAACTACTTAATTTAAGCCTTCAACCAATATGCATTACTGAATAAATTATATCCGAAATATACGAATAAGTTATCGATTGTTTGTTTATTGAAGTATTTATTTGATGGTATTTGATAATTATCCATCCATCCACCTGTTATTTTTTTATATCCAAATGTTCTCAATATTTTAACAAAAATCTCATGTTGTCTATCGTATTCGTCCTTTGATGAATAACCCTTAAATGAAGATCCTTGAATATATATAGTCGATTTATTTGATTGAGTAACAGCAGGCACGGTTGGAGGTACAGTTGGAGGTACAGCTGAAGGTACAGCTAGAGGTACAACTTGAGGTATATCTGAAGGCATAGCTGGAGGCATAGTTCCTGGTACATTTGAAGGTACAGGGGAAGACATGTATGGAGGTATAGCTGGAGGCATAGCCGGAGGTATAGCTGAAGATACAGCTGGAGGCATAGCCGGAGGTATAGCTGAAGATACAGCTGGAGGTATAGCTGGAGGCATAGCTGAAGGTATAGCGGAAGACACAGCTGAAGACACAGCTGAAGACACTGCTGAAGGTATAGCTGAAGACACAGTTGAAGGTACAGCTGAAGGTACAGCTGAAGACACTGCTGAAGGTATAGCTGAAGACACAGTTGAAGGTACAGCTGAAGATACAGTTGAAGGTACAGGTGGAGATACAGTTGAAGGTACAGGTGGAGATATAGTTGAAGGTATAGCTGGAGATGAGGCCCTAGATACTATAGGAGATGATGGAGAAGATGATGACGAAGAACCTGCTTCTGCTTCTGCTTCTCCTTCTTCCCCTTCACCCTCATTAGTTATATCAGCACAATTGATTCCCATGCCATCACTTATAATACTTTCAATAAATCGTAAATTACATATGAAACTTATGTTAGCCATCATATTATTTTGATCAACCTCTTCATTATGATACAATGTAAATTTAATATTATTATCTTTTAAATTTAGGGATATTTCATTTACATCTTTTATGACATCATCTAAAACTGCAAAACCTAGTATAGAAAAATTATATAAAGCATTAGCATTACTTATGGGAATTAAATCAATAAATTCATTATTATTATTAACATTAGTGGGTTTGGATAGTGAAATTGACAGTATCATATTTTCAGTAATACTAGGTACAAACTTACTAATTTCTCCAAATAACCCATTCGCATCTTTGATAATAGATCTCTTTATTGATCTACTATATGTTTCAGTTCCAACAATTTTCCTTATATATAAATTTTTATCTGATAATCGAGAACAATCAAATGAATATTCTTTTTCCCCAACACTCAATTTATAAATTAATCCATTTACATTACATAAAATATCGTCTAATTTAATATTATTTAATTCAATTTCTGCGGTAAATAATAAAATAAAATATAATTCACCACCTGTTGTATATAATGATCTTATTCCACCTATAGAATCATTAATTTTTGATAAGTCTTTAGTAAAATTAAACCATAATTTTTTAATTTCTGCACTGGGATTTTGTTTTTTAGATTTAATGTTAATAAAAATATTATTATCATATTTTGCTTTTGGTGCAAGGTATTTATTCATAAAGTAAAAATCTAAATTTTTATAATCGAACTCATATTCTTCTTGTTCTGTAAGCTTCTTAACAAGTTGGTCAGTATTTCGACGATATATATAAAGATACCATTGATTCAAATTAGTATTATTATCATATTTTTTAATTAAATTATTGAATAAATTATCATATAATGGTTTAAAATTATTACTATCTAATTTTACATTAACTAATTTATTAAATAAATCAGTATATATTTTTTTATAATTATTTTTATTTTGTTCGATTAAATCAATTTTCACAGTTGAAAATTTTACTTTATTAGCATTTATTGATTTTTTAGCATTTTCTTTAAATATTTTAAAGGAATCTTTATTGATATAATCCGCTACACATGTTAAATAATTAGTAAAAATAGTAGCTACAACTTCAGATCTAATATTAGTGGAAAGATTATTCAATAAATTATAAATATTCTGTATGAAATGATAATTTTTATAAAGTTGAAAAATTAATAAAGATATTAAAAATATACTATTTCCATTGAAATATGTCATTGTTAAATCATCTTTATCATCACATTTATCATAAATTCCTAAGAAATAATTACATTTATTATATAAAATACTGAGTATACAGTAAAAAATTTTGGGAGAATAATTTATCAACATAGTAGTAAAAGCTGCTATTACAAATACATTATCATTGGTTGTTGCATAATTATTTTTATTTGCCTTAATTATCAAATCAGATAATATTCCAATATAATAATCATTATTCATTAAATATAATATTTCTGAAGCGAATTGTTTGAGATTATCATAAACTTTTTCATCTGATGGGAAAGAAATTTGATTTATTCTTAATGTTATTATTTTAGTGTTTATCTTTATTTCGGGAGTTTTTATTTCAGGAGCATCGCCCATTCTATAATTTTTAATTATATCATTTCCAGCTGTAATAATCTTGTTTATATCAAAATTAATTGGTTCAGCAATTGATTCTTTACTTGGTTCAGCAATTGGTTCTTTACTTGGTTCAGCAATTGGTTCAGCAATCGGTTCATCGATTGGTTCATTAATTGATTTATCAATTAATTCATCTTCTTGATTACCTAAATAATATTTATATATTTTATCCTCACTAATATTTCCATCATCTAAAATTGAGTTGATATATTTATATTTACCAATAATAGGTTCAATTTTATCATATTCATATGAATTAAAAACATTTATTGTATCAAAGTTAGTTATTTTTGTTTTAAATATTTTATTATTTTTAATATCGTATAATATTTCGTATTTATCATTTGTACCATCATCTTTAATATAAACCAAAACATATAAAAATAAATATTCTTTATCATCTTTTTTAATATGTAAAAAAAAGGGAGAATCTATGCTATAGTCATCCTCTTTTTTATAAATTGCAATTGTGAATAGTGCTAATTTCTTATCTGGATTATCTATTGTAGAAATACCAAGTAATATTTTTAATTTATCATCTAAGAAATGATCTGAATCATTAATTGAAACATATTTGAATATATTTACATTTTTAAAATCATCTTGTTTTGCGGGATTATAATTTGCGACAGTTTCTTCATTACTGTTTATATTTTTGAATGTAATTTGTTTATCATCTATATTAGATATATAATAATAAGAAATATTATTATCTCCTCCAATCAAATTATATTTTATATTTAGGCGATACATTATATAATCAGCACATAAAAAAATTGATTTAATTATTAGCTAAAAAATACTTAAATATAATATATATAATATATTCTATATGGAAGAAGAAATAACACATATAGCATTTAACAGTACATATTCTGTATATGTAATGAGTACAACTAAGGGGTTTAAAATATACCACTCGTCTAATAATTTACCACATATTTCTACCAAGGTAGATGGAGGTGTTTCTATGGCATTTATATTAGATACAACCAATATAATTATTTATGTAGCGAACAATAATCCATCGGTATTAACTATTTGGGATGTACATACCAACAATATTTTTTCAAAGAAGGAATGTAAAGAACCAATTTTAGGAGCAAGAATTACTCGGCAGCATGTTGCAGTAATACATAAAAATTATATTACATTATACGATCTACAAAATGAACTAAAAGAAATAAAAGAAATTAAAACATATACGAATGATAATACAATTTGTTGTTTAACCAAGGAATATTTGATTTGTCCTGGATTGAATCAAGGAACTGTAAATATAGTTAAGTTAGATGATATGACATCGAAAGAAATTAAAAATCATCTTTCAGCACTAACATGTGTAAATATTTCCTTAGATCAAAAACAGATTGTTACTGCATCAGATCAGGGAACATTAGTGAGATTATTTGATATTAATAGTGGAGAAAAACTGCGAGAATATAGACGAGGTGCATCATCGGGGAAGGTATATAATTGTGTATTTAATAAGGATTCTAATTATTTATGCGTAACGAGTGATCGTGGTACGATCCATTTATATAACTTATTGGACGATGATCAAAACTATCGTTCAGCACTTTCATCATTAACAATGGTATTACCGAAATATTTTGATTCGACATGGAGCAGGATGAAATTGACGGATTCGAATATTGTGTCATATAAACATATATGTTGTTTTGACGAGAAGACTAATGTAATTTACGTGATATCATATAATGGGACAATGACAACATATAATTTTGATACTGTAAATAAAATAATTGCTAAATCAGAAACCAGAAATATAGAATTTACATCTCCAACTGGAAAATAAAAAATTATGATATTCTATTTAATATAATATCATATTTATTCAACAATTCTGACCCATTCTCCTTTATTTAATTTAAATCCATTTTTAGCAAATATTTTACCATGTTTTTTGTCATCTTTAATAGTTAAAACATATCTTACTAAATCTTTTGATCTTTTATTATCGAAAATTCCATTACCTTCTTTTTTCTTTGTCATTGAAATTTCACTATCTGTTTCTTGTTTTATGTTATTAATAATATAATCTATTCTATCTTCTAAATTATATGGAAATTCATATACTGGATGATCTTTTGGAATCATCATATAAGTAAATTTATTTTTATCTTTTTGGGTACCATATTTTTCTAAAAATAACATTTCATTTTTTATGACATTACATATTTCAATACGGGTTTCGATATGTTTTACATTTAATCCTAATAATTGTGCCATTTTAATTAATGATTCTCTATTTTTACTGGTTGAACAAACAGCTCCTTTAAAAGAAGGGATACCAGTACCTCGTTTTTTGACTAATATTTTTTCTCTTTTAGGGCGAATCTTGAAAATATCAAATTGAGGCGTGATAGATTTTTTGCGATTGGATGTTTTATCAATTATACCAACATATTTAAATTCATCCCTATTATCATAATAATCTTTCACACTCTCAAAATCATATCCACTAGTTTCTCCAAATAATTGTTCTTGTTCTTCTCCTACAGCTTCAGGTTGATTTTTAATTGCTGTTTGATAAGTATCGGTGTTTTTAAGATAATTATATAATGTTAAATCATTTTGTAATTCTTTGTTATAGGTACTTCTATAGTACATTGGGACATCTTCATTTTGATTGAATGGTTGAAAGATATAGTATTTAGATCTATAAATGAGATAACCTGGAACACTATATTTGTCATAGATGGTATCTTTGAAATTATTAAAATCATTTTCTGTAATAGGAATTAATTCATCTAATCCTTTGAATACGAAAAATTCATCGAATAATTCTTTCTTTTCGCCACTATATGAATTTTTGATATATGATACGATTTCTTCCAATATATAAACATATTTGAATTTATATAATTCTTTAATTTTTGTTTTAGCATAGTCAATTTCGTCTCTAGCTAGAGAATTAGTGAATGTGGTATAATCTAATTCATTTTTGGATATTTTTTTGTATATATTACGAGTTTTGTCATAGTAATCAAGATTAAGTTTTTTATCTTTGCAAATAAATTCACAATCAGTAAAATCACATATTTCTGGACACATATCTTTTGTTTTATTATTTTTTGTTTGTTCTACTGGTACACATTTTTTATATTTCTCGGTTTCTTCTGGAAATATATTACCATGATAATTTATCGGACAATCTATCGCAATTTCCTTTAATGCTCTTTCAGTTTTCTTAATTAATAAATATTTTAATTCAGCTTTCTGATATAATTCCTCTTCGGATGATAACCCATTCTTTAATGAAACAACATATTTGTATATACTGACTGTAGGGAAAGGATTTTTATCGTTAGTTACTTTATAATGTTTACATTGACGAATTGCACGACCTATTGCTTGATGAACTTTACCTAAATTATAGTGTACATCCAATATATGTACTTCTCTAACATTTTCCAAAGTGATACCTTCATTCATGACTTTTGATCCTAGAAGTAGTTTAATGAATTTACCTTCTTTATTTTCTATATTATTGAATACGTTATCCAATAATTTCTTTTTAACTTCTGGAATAACATCTGCAGTTTCTTCTGATTTACCAGTAATAGTTACAAATGTGGCAGGAGAAAAGTCGTGCCAATCTTTATCACTTGGTTTTACTGATTTATGTTCTTTTGAAGTTTTTCCACAATAATAACAAATAGTATCATCAGTAATTGTATACCCAGTGCCTTCTTCATTATATTCTAAATACCCGTTTTGCATTAATATCTCTTTAAAAAGATCTATACCTACAGTAACAAGATTTGAATATATAAATGCAGTACCAGGATTTTTCTTTCCACTAACTAATTCATTAATGTTTGATAATGCGGTATAAAATTTAATGGAAAAATATTTTAGATATTGTAATTTAAAAATAGTACCAGATAAGTTTTTTGTTTTTTCAACTTCATATAATATGGATGATAAATTATTAATTTTATTATCTAGGAATTTTTCATTAATTCTTTCTAATAATAATTTGTTGTAATTCCTCAACTGACTTTTTACCACATTCATTCCAGCTTTACCATAATATCCTACTATAGAAGATTTATCGTCTGATAATCCTGGAAAAACGAAATTGGCTACGGCTCCAGATTTTCGATCTAGTGCATCTCCTTGCATTTCTACTGCATTATCATATGCTTCTAGTTGAAAAGCTAACATTTGACATCTAACAACTTTACTGAAAATTAATCCAGGGGGTATATCGCCGACATCTTTTCTTTCAGCGAAAATTAGAGGATTGGCACCTCTAAAATAGGATACGTAACCGGTTGCCATTTTTTGAAGATATTCTAATCCTCCAGGTTTTAATTCCATCATATAATTTTTAAGAGGTGAATTAAAAATTTTATCTCTTTCAATTTGATCGGTTTTGGGGCGAAGGTAATTCAATAGAGGTACAATATCATCGGCTAAATTTTTCATTGGTGTGGCACTTAATAGAATTATTCTTAGATTCTTTGAATTATCAATTACTTTTTTAAGAGCGTCACCATATTCATTACCAGTTAAATTATGAGCTTCATCGACTATTAATACTGTATTATTTAAACTATCAATTTTATCAATAGCTAAATCTCTTTCAATTTCTCCTTCTTCAGTACGGCGATATGATAATTTTACTTTATTTTCATCAACGACTTTTCTTTCAACGATTTTTTCGCCGAGTACTTTTTTATAGAAACTTCGATAACTCATAATTTTATAATATTGTAATGCTAAATTAATGGCATTCTTTTTAATTTTCGCCATTTCTTGATCATCAACATAACCAATACCAGTTAAAAATTCTTTCAAATATGTTTCTTTAGTGCATTTAAGTATTTCGGATTTCCACATATCTTTATTAAGTGGTCCAGATGTTAATATATAAATTTTAGTATTATATTTCTTGACCATACTTTTGAATTTTTCGGCGATTGCAACAGCTGAACAGGTTTTACCCGTACCGACACCATGAAAAACCAATAAACCATGATAAGGAGTATCTGGATTAATAAAATTACTTAGAAAACTTTGATGACTATATAGAGCAAAATCGCCTCCACATACTTTATCACGATATTCTTTTATTTCATCATATTCTTTCATAATTTTATGAGGAGGTATTTTGTGATAGTAATATTCGCGTTTTGGGTAAATTTTATCTAAAAAATTAGGATCACCTGGATCAGGATAGGAAAAACTTTTCCCTTTGTTCCGAATAAGCTCTTTATAATTTTTTTTACTTTCTCCACCGAATAAATTATTATTTCTCATATAATTATGTATATCAAGCATATATATTATGAACACATAAAAATAATTGTGTTCCATTCTAATAAAAAATATATTTCCCTTTTATAATATGGATGAAATTCACAAACTTCCTAAAATTTATAAACCTGAAGAGAGAAAAATGCTAATATATAAGATGGAAAAAATTAAAAATAAAAAATATTACATCGAAATATTTAAAATTATGAAATCCGATCAACAGTGTAAGTACACACAGAATAAGAATGGATTATTCATTAATATTGGTAAATTATCAGACGATACATTGTATAAATTGGAACAGTATATAGATCATATAAATAAACAAAAGATATATTCGGAATCGGATTCGATAAGTATATCAGATAAGAATATAATTAAGGATTGCGATGATGATTTCAACAGCGATGGACCTAAATTAAGTAATTATGAAAAAAATATAATTAAAAGAAATAGGATATTGAGTGATTCAATGAGTGAAAATTCTGATATTATTTATCGCGCATATTCTGCAAATCAACCTTGAACTTAATGATCCCTTGTTTCCTTTTGATAAGTTCTACATATTTGGTTTCTTTCAAAAATTTATCAGCATTGTATTCAAACTTGAGACGATTCAATTTTGCTTTTTTCGGATGAGTTTTTAATGCAGATTCTATTGCATCAATATCTTTTGATATATCATTAAATTCACTTAGATCAAAAGATATTTCGGGCATGTAATTAAATCCGTGATATTTTAATTTTGAATCATAGTATGAGATCAATAAATTATCGTCTTCATCCCAATTAATATTAGTATTTCCATAAACATTAATTTCTATCAACTTAATAAAATCTGGGAAATAATAAATAATTATTTTGTCTGGAGAACATTCTAGTATATATTTTCCCGAATTTGATATACTTAATTTATTCATTCTCTTAATTTCATATGTTTTCAAATTCAATAAATATCCATGTTGGCGTTCATTGTATACCAAATAATTTTCAAAAAATGAATGATCGTAATGATCTCCTGTTTGTATTAACTCCATTACAAACTCAAAATTTCCTTTATATACTTTAATCATCCCATTATAAACCACCAGATTATACATTCCATCTCTAGAATAATATGATCTCGCATTGGTTAGATAATCATCTTCCCTCTTTTTTGGAGTTAATAAACTCTTAGAATTATGTAAAGCTGCAGGACTGGATGAGGCAAGAGTGTTCATTGGATTAAGAGCTAAATTGCTCGTTAAATTAAGGTTTTTATAGAGTATGTATAAAGAAATAATTTCAATATTTTGGTGAAATCGAATGTAAATGAATATTTTAATGCCTTTACTCCATTCTTTGACTAAACCATGTTATTCCTAATAACCCTCCATATCCATTTAATAATTTATCCGATTTATCATTATTAATTTCTATAATATATACCTTACTTCCCAGTATCATAGCTTTTTCGATTATTTCTTTATTTTGCTCCATAATATTATGATGAATCAATAACTCCTGTATCATTCCATTATTAACAGCTTCTTTTAGTTCATTCAATCCATATATTATTTTACTTGGATCATTTTCTATAATATCATAAAATTTATTCATCAAATTATTTTGTTCACCGACTTTATTATCTTCCACGACATCACTACATGATTCTATAAGTTTTTCAATATCAAATGTATTTAAATTTATTATTCTTTTGATAATTGATTTTAATTTGGGATTTAACCAATCCGAAACTACAACTTTATCTTTAATATCACCAATTCCTCCAATAATCAGTGCTTTAACAGTACATTTATTATTTTCCTTATCCCAATAATTACTAATAAACCTTTCACATATTTTTTTAACATATTCCATTACTTGATTATCATGGATTCGTTGAAATCTGGCAGAACTCTGACCACCATTCTTCTGTTTCTTTTGCCTACATAAGGTAAAACTGTCAATTAAAGTGTATGTTCCATTCATTTTATAAAATTGTGTTTCTTCTCCAGCTATCATAACAATACCATAATCATCATAAGTTTTGAATAAATCTTCAATATATTCTATATGGAAATATTTATCACACATATATACATTCTTTTTAATCGGTAGAGGCGGAACAATATCCATACAGACGAATTCTTCCACACAATTAACTTTATCTTCTCCGCTAAACCCAGTGCCGCGATCCCCAACCACAGAAAATACCTAAACCATTTTCTGGACATTTCTTGTATAGTTTTAGTTTTTCAATAGTTGATTTAAGAGAATCGATAACATTCTTTCTAGTATTTTTATCTTTGATATTTGAAGCAGTACCAAGTTCATCATTTAATTTACGAACGGTGAGTCAAATATCTGTTCCGGCACTAATAATAACGGACACTAGGCTGGTTGAATGACCACGATATTGTGAAAGTTCTTTGAGTTGCATTATATATAATTATAAATAAATAAATTAGGCAATAGCATTATCAATTTTTTTGCTTTTTTGTTTGGCTTTTTGCTTTTATGTAATAATTGCAAAAAAACAAAAAAGCAAAAAAATTGATATTCCAATTCAATGATTATCAAATTAAACATCATCTTATGCTATGAATGATTTTCTCCAAAATGATAGAGATGTATTTGTTTACAAACCGAAATTGGATAAATTTAAAATATTCATGGCAATATCAATGTTAATATTGATAATATTCGCAAGTATATTTATTGGTGTAATATTATATGTTCTACCAAAAGTTATTTATACAATCGATGATTTTAATGATTTATCAAAACATATTAAAGAGAGCATAAATAATGTTACAGAAAACATTTTACAAAATTCAAATAACATTACATCTATAACTAATATATCATTAAATAAATTCAATAGAGATATAAAACAGTTTGCAGATGATTTCAATACATTGATATATGTATTATTACCATTAGTTAAAAAAATTGATAAGTGTGTCGATAAAATATGCACAAAGTAAAAAATTGATCGCAAAGGTAATTTTAAATCTTCCAGATAAAAAATTGATAATAAATTATTTTATAAAACAATCTACAATAAATCATCATAAAAATGGACGATCATCTTATTACTAATATAATATCGAAAGGTCTTGATTCATTCAATGATTTTATAAAGAATGGAGGTAAATTGGATTATTCTCTTCTAGAGAAAATTTTAAATTCAAACGCCATTAATCACTATAATTTAAAATATATAATACAAATATTTATAAATAATGGAGTTAAAATAGATTCAAATATACTTTCCATTTTATGTACCACATACGAATTCAAGTTATTTGATGATATTTTTATCAGAGTATTAATTGATAATATTACATTGGACATTAAAGATTTACATCAAATTTGTAAATTCAGAAATCTAGGCATGGCATCATTTGAAAGAGCAATAGAAAAAGTAAAACCTGATCTTAGATGTCTTATTAATATTTGTGAATATAATTGTAATAATCAAATTATTAGAAAAATAATATCCTTGGGAGTATGCCCTGATAATAAAGCTCTATTAATGGCATGTAGAAATTGGAGAAATAATGAAATACCGATTAATGATATTTTGAATACTGGAGTTAAGCCAGATATTAAATGTTTGGAACATTGTTGTTATTGTAATATTGGAGTAGTTGAAAGAATTATTAATAGTGGAGTCGAACCTAATTCAAATTGTCTAACACTATTAATAAAAAATTTGATCGAAATCAGTCTATATGATTCAAAAAATATAATTATACTATTTAATAAAATTATTGATATGGGAATTAAACCAAATAAAGAAACTCTTGATTGGTTATGTCAAATAGTCAGTTTTATATTGCCGAAAAATTATACTGATTATGCCGAAAAATTAGACCAAATAAAAAATTTAATACGTATAACTTTGGATAATGATATTATTCCAGAAGAAAAAGACATAATATATGTAGGTAAGAGTAATGAACATTTAGATATATTGAAACTATTATTGAAATATAATCCAAAATTATCATCCAATGTATATAAAGAATTAATAAATTGTAATGGAAATATAAATTGTTTAAAAGAATTAGTTAAATATGGAGTTCAAATGGATGATCAAATTATGAGTAATTTATTAGAATATCATTTAGATTCGCGAAAAATAAAATTTGTTTTTAGGTCTTTCAAACCGACGATAGAGTGGTTAGAATCTGCATGTAAAGGTTGTACACCTAGTGTAATTGAGGAAATAGTAAAGGCAGGTATATTACCAAATCTAAAATGTCTGAATAATGTATTGGATAGATCTTATGAATCAACATGTATGATGTTCATAGATTTAATTCGTAGCAATAAACTTATTGATGAATATCCTGATATTACGTTATTCAAAAAAATGTGTAAAATAATGATTGGTTATAAAAATATTGATATTATGAAAATGTTAAAAGAAACAATTGAACTATTTAACCCAAATGATACTTTAAAACCAGGAGTATTGGATGAAGAATGGTTAAAATTAGCATGTTCTTATTTACCATTTAAAATGGTTGATAAAATATTAAGTTATGGAGTTATTCCAAATGAAAAATGTTTAAGAGCATCATGCAAAAATAATGATCTTACAATTTTTGATAAATTATTAGAATATAATTTATCTCCAAATAAAGATTGTTTAATTATTGCATGTAAAAATTCAAATGTGGGTATGATAGATAAACTTATGGATTTTAACCTAAATCCAGATATTGATTGTTTATTAGCAGCTTGTCAAAAAGGATATACTAAAGTTATTAATAAATTATTAGATGCAAATATTGAGCCTAATATTGAATGTCTCATTATTGTTTGTAAATTAGGTTTGTGTGATATTGCACTTAAAATGATGGATTCAGGATTAGAACCGAATTCAACATGTTTTCAATATATCTGTGATTTTTATAAAAATTATAAAAAATATTGATTGTTTTTTTATATGATAAAAAATGTATTGTTTATTCAATGGCACTACTAAATAAATACGGTAATCCAATCAATATTACTTGGGAAAAAACAATTAATCCCATCTACATCTTCACCACTAAAAATAAAACAAATAATATATATGATGGAAAAGTAATATCAGGAAATGAAGATTCTATAATTGATGAATTATGTAAAATAGCAAATGATGATGTTAAAGAACCATTCACCTATAAATTAGAAATTAAAGATCCAATATCATATGATTTAATATTAGGGGAATTTTTCTGGGCATTGGCAGATAAGTTGACAAATAATGCGGAATATGATGAAAACTTATCTCAACTAACAGATGAAATTTATGATAAGATCCATCAATATTTTCTTAGTATAGGATGGGTTTTTCGTGTTATAATATATGATGATTTAATTGAATATAAAATATATGAAATAAATCCGAAGGAATATGTGGTTGATTATATGGATATGGTGGATATAATGAATGAAAATAATTGAAATAATGATTATTTAAGGAATTAAATGTATAATTCATGTATATATGCAAAGTTCTCCTATTGACTATTCACGTCATGCTGCAGAAATACATAAACAAGTAAGAACATTTATAGAACCATATATTAAACCGAAAGTTAAATTATATGATATATCAAATTTGATAGAAAATAAAATAAAAGAATTGACAAAATTTAATGTAAATAGTCCATTGACTGGAGGAATAGCTTTTCCTACTGGATTATCAGTAAATAATTGTGCCGCTCATTGGACTCCAAATCCTGGAGATAACAATATAATTTTAAATTAT